ATGGACGACAACGGAATCCTGGAGCAGGTCCCCGGCCAGTACGTGGCCCAGGCCGCCCTTACCCTGCAGCCGGCCGTGACCGCCGAGGACCGCGACTACCTGGTCGAGATCGATGCAGGTCACGCCGGCCGAGTGCGCCTAACCTTCCGGCGCCAGAAGGCCAAACGAGCCAAACACACGCATTGGTTCTGGTCGGCCAAGCGGGCGGACGCGGTCTAGGGCCTGGCCCAAGCGTCCACGACCGCCTGGTGGCGCGCAGCGCACTCCGCATACTGGAAAGCCAGCGCCACGTGCGCCTGCGCCAAGTCGTCCCAGGATGAAGAATCAACGCGCGGAACCGGCGGGCACGGTGCGCTGATGTTGACGGGCAGCGTTGGCCGCGTCGATACCGTCATTGGTCGCGCGCACCCGGCCAGGGTCGCGCACGCAGTCAGCAGGCAAAGGGCGCTGAACGATTTCACGGGTGTACCTCTCTATGACCTGCGGCCGCGTCGCGGCGAGTTGGTCGATAAGGGCCTGGATGCCGCCGGACAGCCCGGTCAGCCGTTCGGCCTCGGTTTTGAAGCCTTCCAGCTCGGCTAGGCGATGGGCCGCCTGGCACTCTTCCCGGCCGGCGACGCGCTGAGAGTGCCCATACAGCACGACGCCGGCGCCCAGCACCATTACCACCGCCGCGCCGCCGATCCAGGGCAGCGCCATGCGCAGGAACGGGTTCACGGCTGCACCTCGGCGGCGGCCTGGCGGTAGATATCCGGCCAACTGTCCGGCTTGGGCTTACCCGGCCGCCAGGTGCGCAGATACAGCGCCCAGCCGGCGCCCGCGTCGCCCAACGGCGGCAGCGCCTTCGGATCGGTCCACAGCAGCAGCCGCGCCACGCCGGCGGCCAGCACGTCGTCATACTCCAGCGCGGCATAGATCGCATCCGGGTCGCAGGACACGCTGCGCGCCTTGCAAAGCGCCGCCAGGCGGTCCTTGCTGGCCTGGTGCAGGTACACGCCCCACACGCCGCCGCGGCTCGCCCGCGTGCCCTTCTCAAACTGCCAGAAGCCGCGCGCCGGCCCGCCGATCTGGCGCCGATGCACGAACCGGCTTTCCTGCAGGCCAATAGCCAGCAGCATGACGCGCGCCGCCGGCGTGTCCATGCCGGCCGGCAGCAGCGCCAGCGCCGGGTTGATGGCGTCGGAAACGATGGAATTCAGGGTCATAGCGTGGGTTTCCTGATGTGCTTTGCCGTCACCGCAGCAACGTAGAAGGCGGCCGACGCGGCAAGCGCGGCATCGCCGGCGCTGGCCCAGCCGGCCATGAAGATCCGGCACGCGGCGCCGGTGGCGGTCAGGCTCACCGCGGCCAGGCCGATCCGCTCGAAGGTGGTGTCCTTTATGGAGCGCGAGAACACGGCCAGCACGGCGCCGCCGGCAACAATGAGCCAGCTCACGAAGGCCAGGACGGCCCACAGGGTCAAGTAGATGGTGCTGTCCATGGTCACGCCCCTTTGCCACGCACGCGGTCAATCACGGCCTGCCACAGTGCTCCAATTGGCGCGGCCTGAACGGCCTCCCACGCACGCGACACGATGGCCATGCCGAACATGCCGGTCAGGAAGCCAGCCAGCCCTTCCGGAATTCCCAGCAGCAGTGACAGGTACGGCGACGCGTAATAGGCCACCAACGATCCGCTCGCGGCCATGCTCAAGCGCGCCGGCCACGAGCCTTGCAGATAGCGCATGGACACGGCCGCGCCCAGCACCCCGGCGAACTTTGCCGCGAAGGCGTCGAAGTCTTGGATGTTCAATCGCGTCCCCTATAGACGAAAAAATGCCCGCCGAAGCGGGCTTGCTGAGTTTTGATGGAGCGGGATTTCCAGTTATGGAAGATTTTTGAGGCGGGATACAATCCCTCACCACGTCTTCCCCAACCTAAATAACCGCCCCATGAAAGAACAGAAAAACCAATTGCTCTGGGTCCAGGCTTTGCGTGGAATTGCAGCGCTTATGGTTGTCATGGTGCATGCCCGCTTTTATCTGCGTGGCGAAACCGGCGAATTCGTGGCCAAGAATTTTTTCTACCCTGGCGCGATGGGGGTGGACCTGTTTTTTATGCTGAGCGGCTTCCTGATGGTCATAACGACGACCAACAGCGATGGGAGCTGGGGGTACACCTACCAGTTCCTATGCAAACGGATAGCGCGGATCTGGCCGGTCTACGTTTTCACCTGTTGCATATTCTTGGCGTTTGCACATTATTTCCCAGCATTCCCACTGCCACTTTCCGAGTACAGAAAGTTTGTAGAAAGCCTCTTTTTTATCCCCATCGACCCCACGGCGCCGCTCTACTTCTCACTGCCTAACCCCGTGGCGTGGACTCTCTGTTTCGAGTTCTACTTCTATATTGTCTTTGGCGTGTCGCTGCTGTTTAAAGACTGGCGGTGGGTGGCCCTTTCCGCGTGGTTCATGGTGACTGTCGTCGCCATTCCGATGTCGACAGGGACCTTTAACCTCAGCGTGACCGATACGCACCGATACCTCGATTTCAGATATGCAAATCTCGCCGTCAATCCAATAGTGATTGAGTTCGTCTTAGGCATGCTGGTTGGCAAGCTATATCTGGCTAACGTGTGGCTACCGAACCGTTACGTGCTCATGACCTGCACGGCGGGGGCTGCATTCCTCGTGGTTGCCTTGTCCGCTACCGGTGTTGCCACGTTCCACGGGCCTTTAGGCTGGGGCGGCGGTGTCTTCCTTCTTTTCTTGAGCATTGCCATGTTGAGCAAGGTCGTTCACCTGGGCGCCCCACAATGGCTAGTGTGGCTCGGGAAGATCTCCTATTCCCTCTACCTGACTCACCTTTTTGCATTTGGGCTGCTAGATGTGGCGAGTCATGAATTGGGCTGGACGGACGGAGATCGGCCTGCGCAGTGGCATTTCTGGGCCAATCCAATCTTCGCCCTGATCTTTGCCGCTGTGGTTTACCGCTACGTCGAACACCCAGCATCCGCTTGGCTGAAGCGCGTCTTGACGACGAGGTGGCCTGCCGCGTCGTCAGGCGAGCAACGCGCTCCTCTCTAGATCAAACGGTAGGCTTGCTGAACACGCTCCCGTCGTACAGATCCAATACCTCCACAGGCGGCGCATGATCGGTGACATCAATCAACTGCGCCACGAAGTCTGGGTGATATCGGTCTTCAATGCCCACCCAGACTTCGTCCACTAGGACTTCACCGGGGATGATCTCCACTACCACCCCGCCCTGCACGCTTGCGTAGTATTTCATCAGGAATACTCCCAAACAATGACGATTCCAGGAGCGCCAGCGCCTCCCACCTGGTTAGAGCCAACGCCGACACGGGCAGCGCCACTACCGCCTGAACCAAAGCCTTGGCCAGCGTTGCCTGCCTGAGCAATCGGCGTAGAGGTACTGCGTGAATTGCCGCCGGCGCCATACCGCGAGCTTGCCCCCATACCGCTGGTCACGCCGGCATTGAGATAGGCTCCGGTCATGCCCGCAGCCCCCGGGAATCCCACGGTTGCCCCTGCCGGGTTTCCCCCACCGTCTCCGCCAGGCAGGGTCGGCCCAGCGGTTGGGATTGTCGCGCTTCGTCCAAATTGCCCCCCCAGCCCGCCCGCGCAGGTCAATAAGCTGCCGAAAGAGGAAGATCCGCCGGACACGCCCGTCCCTGTGGTGGCCCCGGTGCCGCCCGCACCTACCGTCACCGTAGCGGAGGTGGCAGGGCCCGTGATGTGAAGAACGCCATAGGCACCTGCTCCACCTCCTGCTGCCGTAGCCATTGTGGACGCAACGGTATCGTTCTCGACCCCACCTCCCTGGCCGCCAGCGCCCAGAACTTCGATCACCCGCCGATTGGTGCCCGGGGTGGGCGTATAGGTCGTCGTGCCGGGCGTGTTGAAAACGCGCACGTTGAGCAGGCGCCCGGCGAACGGCTGCGACCAGCCTGCGCCGCCCGTGCCCGGGTTGGTCGTGTTGTTGTCAGCATCCGATCGATAGATGACGCCGCCGGCAAGTACGTGAGCACCGATGGGCCAGCCGCCGTCGATGGCTTGCCAGGTGGCGAATCCGTGAAGCTGCACATCGCCCAAGCTTTCGGTGATCTCTCCGATGATGCCATTCATCTCGGCCCGACCGACAGGCCGATAATTGGCGTTGTCGTTGGGCAGTTCGTAATCGGGCGTCCAGCCGGCCTGGAGCGAAACCTTGCCGTCCGGCTGATCAGCGGTGGCCAAGGCCTCTTTGTCACCGGTCGCCGCGAACGGCGTTTTATAGATGCGGGTAGCCATTTATGCTCCGAAATTTCCGTTTTCGAAATTGAGATGTTCGGGGCCGAAGCCCCATGACGGTTTCACCTGCATCTTCCATCCCACCTTCACAGTGGACGGCCGGGGCAAGATATCGGTCTTCTCCAGCAGACGACGCAGCCTATAGTCTGGATCCTGGGCGAAAAAGAACGTCACCAGCGTCATGTCGTAGCTGTCTGCCACATAGGCGACGCCTTCACCGAAGACATTTGCCAGCGCCTGGTTGATGTTCGGCGCCGTGGGCCGCATGGTCAGTTGGAACCAGCGCAGCTTGAGCAGCTTGCGCGCCGACTCCACATCAAGGCTCACCTGCCCATCGGCGGCGCGCCCGAAATTCCCATTGCCGAAGTTCTTGTTTGCCGGGCCAAACCCGAACACTCCCTCGACACGACGCGGCTCGCCGATTTCTAGCGATACGCCGAGGATGCGCGCCCAGACCGCCAAGCCGAACTCATTGGCCGTGTCCAGATCGAAGACGTCGCGATGCCACGTCCGCCAGAACTGTGCCTGGTGACTATCCAGCCAATCCTGATCGTTCCTGGCCAAGGCCACTGCCCGCGGCGCGCCCTCGTACTGCCACAAAATGGAGCGCATCAGGTCGACAGAGAAGTCGAACTCTTGGGTTCCGCTCATGAGATCACCACCTGAATCGAGCTGCGCTGGGTGCGCGCGATCTGGTTCGGCGCGATCACCATCGTTTCGGCTGACCAGGTGCCGGAACCGACAACCGACAGTTCAACCTTCTTGACGAAGATCGATGGTTCCTGCTGGTTGATCGCGCTGGCAATCTCGAAGGTGGAAACGTCGCTGCCGACCACGAAGCTGACGTCGCCGTCTATCTCGCCGTTCACGTAGTTCATGACCAGATCCGGGATCAACTGTTGCACGTCGAGAGTGCTCGACCGAACCGAGACACGGATCAGCAGCGTTACCTCCTGCGGCCGATCGAACTTGACCTCATACAGGCGCCCGTTGACGGGATCAGGCACTTGCACCACGACTGCGCCGTTGTAGCCACCGCCGACCGTCTTGGTTTCGAAGAGGGCGCGGGCGACCTCCATATCAGTGCCGCCCTCTACGCACGCCCAGATGCTGTGCTTGCGCATCGGGATGCCGTCGACGACTTGGTCGACGTCTTCATAGTTCTCGAGGTAATAGCAGGACCGAACCGCCTCGATGTCATACAGCCGAGACACGATGGCCTCGTTGATCGAGGTGGTCTGCAACGCCAGGGTCTGTGCACGCCGCCGCCGGAGCAGGACGTCATTCTCTTCGCGCTGGCCAGGTATCGCCGCGGAAGAGTTCGTGATGGTCTCCCATCCGAGGACGCTCGACGCAACGGTGTTCAGGCCTCCGGCCGGGACGATGATCTCGCCATCCTGCAGCGCGCGAAGGTTGCCGGCAGCGGAGCCAGATGCGTCGAGAACCACGGCGTTGACCAGCTCGAACTGCTCGCCCTGCTCCGTCTCCGCGATGGACCCAGCCGGAACGTTCGTTCCGGGCACGCCACCGAGTACCGCGCCTACGATCAGAGATCGGACGCTGCTACGCCGGCGCCCGCCCGTCAGCGCCATCAGGGAGTCCAGGAACACGCCACCGGACAGGGCAGGATTGATCTGGTTGGCCAGCTCGGCATTGTTTCGGGCGATCGCGTCGCGCTCTTCGGTGATCCGCGTGATCAGCAAGCCTTGTGGCGTCGCCGGATCGGTCGGCATGTCGTCGCCGAACACCGCCCGGAACTCGGCCTCCACCTGCGCGCGAGTCGTGGCGGTGTCTGGGACGATGACACCGCGGTTGACGATAAAACTGTAATCAGCCATTGATTGCCACCGTGCCGTATGTGGTTTGCAGCGTCGCCGTGTACTTCAGCGTCTCGCCCTCGACCTGCGTGTCCAGGCTCAGAATTCCGGTGACGTCGGGCGTCTCCAGCAGCCGGCGCCGCAGCGCCGCCTCGAACTGCGCCAGGTTCGGCTGCTTGCTGAACGCCTCCCGCAGGAACGGGATACCCTCGTCATAGGCGTGGATCATCTCGGCCCGTGCCGTGGCCGCGAAGTGCTTGGCCTCCTGCGCCACCGCCTGCACGTCCTGCTCCATCGCCAGGTTGCCGTTGGGCAGCGTCACGAAGTCGTTGTTCTCGTCGGTCTTGAACGTGATCAATTCGGACCTCCGGTGTTCGCGCCGCCCACCTGAACCCCGCTATGGGTGTGCGTGTCGCCGATGTTCTTGCCGTTGTGGGTAAGGGTGCCGCCAGACATCGCCACATTGCCTCCACTGGTGGCCACATTGCCCTTGAACTCGATGTTGCCGATCCACTCCGTTTCCGGGATCTCGAACTTGCCCTTGGGCGCCTTGACACGGACCTCACCGGCATGCAAGGAGATGCACACCGCCCCATCCATCGACTGAAGAACCAGCGCGTCGGCATTCTCCCCGTCTATCGCCCAGTCCTTGATCGTGTCGGGGAAGAACATGGCATCCGAAAATGAATGCAGCCGCTCGGTGTTGGGCCAGTCCTCGCGGCCGCCACGCTGAAACATCAACGACACATCCCGGTCGTTCGCCTTGAGCCAGCCGAAGTCGCCTGGCTTGATCGGAAACCGCATGAAGAAGCCGCCACCGCCGAACCGGAACACGGGGATGTTCGGAATGGCGCCCCGCGAGATCTTCCTGCCCTCGGTCGTGCCCACCATGATCAATGGCTTGATCACAGCTCGGTTCGAGGCGTCGTCATACGAAACCACCTGCGCCGGCAGCATGTCGTCCAAGTTCTCCCGGATGAACGACCGAATCCAGGACTTCAGGACGCCGGACAGGCTGCCATCGTCGGCGCCATCGATATTTGGGGCTACAGTCGGCTGCATGTCGCTTGGTAGAAAAAGGGGTCTTCGTGGCTCGCCACGTCGAACTTCAGCTGGTCGATCTTGTAGTCGCCGTTCAGCGACCGGTTGAACTTGCTCTCCAGGCGCAGCGTGCCGCCCAGGACCGACTCCCCGTCGATCAGGTAGGTCACCTCCACGCCCTTCTCGGTCGCCTTCGGTATGCCCACCATGCCGCTATTCATGTTCAGGATCTTGACGCGGCCGCGCACAGCCTTGTCGAAGTCCTGGATGATCAGCCTCGTGTCGTCTACGAACGCGCGCACCCCGCCGGCCTCCGCTAGCCGGTTCACTTGGCCCAGCGCCCCGCCGGTGTACGTGTAGTTGGCGATCAGCTTGTCCAGGGCCTGGAAGTCCAGCGAGACGCCGATATCCGACGCCACCGCGGCGGCAATCGCCGACAGCTTGGAGGTCGCCTGGGCGCTCTTGGACACCACGACGCTGTTCGACGCGTTGCCGGTCTTCGACTTCAGGAGGATGTCCACATCTGGGGGGCTGCTGGGCTCCGCGCTGATGATGTCGCCCGTATACACCTTGAACAGGCCGGTCGACACGCGCCCGACCTCCACCACCAGCCTCTTGGGCGTCCGGTTCTTGTTGAACGGGCTGGTCTCGGTCAGCAGGAAATCGCGGGTCTCGCGCCGCAGGTTGGAGATCGTGACACTGCACTCGTTCTGGGTGGCGTTCGCGTACTTGGTGCCGCTCACCTTGATCCGCATGCCATCCGCAGCGCTGTAATAGTTCATCCGGCCGGAAACCTCAACACCGACCCGGATGGCGCGTAGATCAATCATTGATGCCAACCTCCGACGGCTCCAGGTACACCAGGGACTGAGACCGGCCGAATTCCTCCCACCATGGCAGATCGCCGTCCCTTGTCAGGATGGCGAAATTTCCCTGGTGGCTGAGGTAGCGGTACGGCAGGATGGGAAACTCGGCCACGATGCGCTGCCCGACCACCAGGTCGACGCCGTCGCGCTTCACGTCGGCCGCCATCATGCCGCGTGCCACCTTGATGACCAGATCCCACAGGACGCCGTTGATAGTGATCGAAAATGCCTGATTCGGGGCCTGGATAAGATCGATCTCGATCATTTGAATATCGCCTCGTAGGTCTCCAGAGCTGCGGATTTCTTCTTCTCCGTGGGCTCCTTCCCGGTCTGCTGGCCGCGCTTCACCGTGCTCGACTGTCCTTTGTTCTCCACCTTCTCAGGTGGGAGGGTGCCAAATTCGGGCTTGACCTCGATCCACTCCTGCATCCGGATAGGGACGTTGACCGCGGTGCCAAGCTCCGGCGTCTCATCGTGCGGCACGTCCACGATGAGCATCTTTTCGTAGGACCGGACCTTGGTCTGCACCGTCACCAGCTTGTTCTGCTCGAACGCCTGGCGGATTGCCTCAAACTGGTTGCGGGTGTCGTCGGCCAGCAGGAAGTCGATTTGAATCTCCGTAAGCTCGCGCACAACGTGATCCGACCGTTCGGTGCCGTCTTCGACTGCGAACTTCGTCGCCCGCTTGGCCTCCCTGACCCCGACACGCATCGGCTCGGCCGAGGCAAACAGCACCTGCAGGCTGTCAGCGTCGAGAATCGCGACCCGCTGCTGCGTCGAGGTGGAAAGGCTGTCTGATAGCTGCATTACCGTTGCACTCCGCTGGCCGAGTCGGCCTGCAAGTTCTTGAGCTCATCCTTCAGGCCGCCGCCGATCGACTGGCTGATGCCCTGCGCGTCGGTCGCCTGGGTCTGCACGTTGACCTGGCCCACCTGCACGTTGGTTTCCGTCCGGACATTGCTGGCGTTGGAGATTGCCGTCGATGTCACCGAGTTCATCGGATTCGCCGCGGCCTGATTCATCTGCACCTGCGCCGCCTGCATGTTCTCGGCGGCCTTGGCTTCCGCGTCGGCAATCCCCTTGTTGACGTTCGAGGTTGTCACCTGGATATCGTCGCCGCCACCGAAGCCCAGCCACTTGCCGATCTTCTTTATGACCGACGACACGCTCTCGAAGACGCTGCCGATGTAGTCCCAGGCACTCTTCACCACCCGGACAATCGCACCGAAAATGTTGCTGATGCCGGCGCCCATCGCAGAGAAGGCGCCCAGCGCCTTCGACGGGAAACCCTTGATGGCTTCCCACGACATGGCCAGCGCGTCAACGATCCACTGGAAGGCATCCTTGACCGCCTGGGCCATCGCCTTCACCGTCTCGCCGACGATCGGGTACTTCTCCGAGATCTGGCCGATCAGGGAGTCATTCCCGTCCAGGAAGTTCATCACGTCGTCGTACAGCAGCGCGAACAGCGCCACCACGGCGGCGATGGGCGCAGCAACCGCCAGGAACGGCGCGATCAGCGCCCAGACAGCGGCCGTAGCCGACACCACCGCGGGCAGGAACATAGCCGTCAGGATCGTGGTGAGGCCGATGAAGAAGCCCTTGACGAACGTGTCATGGCGGTTCATCCACTTGACGACCGAGTCCAGCTTGTCGATGAACCAGGTGATGGCAGGAAGGATCCAGTCCACGATGCTGCTGGTGGCCACGCCGATGCTCTGCCGGAGCTTGGCCAGCGTCTCCGAGTAGACCCGCACCCGCTCCGCCGCCTCCTTGGTGACGACGCCCTGCTCTTTCTGGACGCGCAGCATGCGCTCGACTTCCTGACGTCCTTTCAGCAGCAGCTCCACCGTGCGGTTGTCGGTGATCCCAAGTTCCTTGATCTTGAAGACTGCCTGCTCGCGCCCCATGCCCTCGACCGCGCCGGCCAACTCGAGCATGCCCTGCACGGCGTTCTTGGCGTTGCCCTCGGTGTCCTTCAGGCTGATCTTCAGCGCCTTGAACGCTTTGGCACGCCCGGAATCCATGTCCTGGAGCGCTTCGCCGATGGACTCGGCCATGTCCGTCAGCGAGTCGCGCGCGCCCTGTGCGTCGCCGCCCATCCGCTCGATGGCCTTGCCGAAGGCGTCAACGTCGCCAATCGCCACGCCCAGCGCCTCGCTGGTGTTTCGGATCTGCTCGACCGTACGCACATGGTCGTTGAACGTCTGCAACGCCTTCGAGGCGGCGAGAGTAGCTACGATCGCCGCGCCGATCCGAGTGAAGGCCCCCTTGACCTTCTCTTCCATCAGAGCCGCGCGCCCCTCGGCCGTCAGCATCGATTTCCCGAACTCGTCGGTCTTTTTCTCCGACTGGTCGATCTCCTTGTTCAGCTTGGAGTTATCGGCGCCGATGATGTAGGTCAGGGCATCCAGCAAGGCCATGTCACTTCCTCTTTTCCGCTTCCATCGCGCGGATCTCGTTGACCTTGTTGGTCGTCGCGATTTCCCAGAGGTCCATCGCCTCCTCCAGGTCTATTTCTGTTTTGAGCTCGACGAGTCGGGCGAGCCCTGAGCTGACAATTGCTCCAACAAAGGGGTCAGCATTGGCGTAATCGAGTGGAGCAACTTTTCCAGCAGGCAGTCGAGGAAACCGCGCTGCCCGCCGAGTCCGAAAAAACCCGTGTTCTCTTCGATCATTTCGATCTCGAGCCTCATCAACTGGATGCCGTCGTCGACGTGGTTGTCGATGAGCGCAGCGGTGGTCAGGCGCTGTTCGCGGCCGTCCAGGTCCACCGCCACATAGCTCATGAGCTTCTTCATGACCTCTTCCGAGGTCTGGTAGTCGCCCAGCTTGGGGATGTTGGACAAAGGGTACTTGGCGATAACCTCCCGCGCCGCCGTGGCTGGCAGCCGGGAGATGGTGAAGGCCTTCTCCACGCCGTCGCGGTTCTTCACCATGACGACGCGGGGTTTGATCAGGTCTGCCATGTCGGCCCCTTAAGCGCGGGTGCGGGAGAGGTTTTGGAATGCGAAGGTGTAGGTCTTCGATTTAATACGGCCGGCCGACGCCGGCGAGTTGCCGGGCATGCCGTTGGTCATCTTCCCTTCGCTCAGGGTCAGGCTGGCGCCATCGGGATAGGTCCCCACCAGCGTGATCTCGTCGCGGGCATGGCGCTTGTTCTTCGCGGCGCGGTTCGCCTCGAAGATGACCGCCAGGTTGTTGTCCGCGTCGCTGCCCGGAATCACGCTGATGGTGATGGTGATGGCCGTCGGCGCGCTGAACACCACCAGGTCGCCGTTGACGTTCATCGCCGGCGTGGCAATGTCGATGGCCGGGATATCGAACGGGTCCGCGTCGTCCGCGAACTCGGTGATCGTGAAGCCGGCGGGGAACGACTCGCTGGCCACGCAGCGCAGGGCGACGCCGATAGCGGAAGTATCGTACATGTCAGATCCTCAAATGGAAGTGGGCGGCCTGAGCCGCCCTGAAACGTTGTCTGGCCAGTTACACCAGGTTGTGCGAGCCGTCGACCTTGCGGATCATGTCGCCCTTCGAATAGACGAGGGTGTACTTGGCCGTGTACTCGGTCACACCGGACTGGCCGGTGGCCTGTTCGATCTGCACGTCGTACCAGTAGCCGTTGTCCTGCACGTCGTGCCAGGCCAGGGGGTCATTGGTGAGCTGGCCGATGGCCACCTTCTGCAGCTCGGTCAGCGTCTTGCCGATCAGGATCGTGCCGTTCGTCAGCGCCTTGTTCACGCCGCCCTGGATGATCGCCATGACCATGCCGCGGCCGTCGTTGTTGGCGGGGATCTTGTTGGTCGTCAGCAGCAGGCTCATCACCTGGGCCGTCATGTAGGCTTTCAGCCATTGCTCGTTGGCGTGAACCGACATGTCCAGCGGCGCCGTGACGCCGCCCATCAGGTAGCCGCGCTGGAAGAACGATATCTTCTGCCCCGCGCTGGCCGTCTGACCGTAGTAGTTCACCCGGCGCGCATCGTAGAAGTCCGCCATCTGGTCGTCGGTCACGTCTGACGTGAGCGTCACCCCCGATTGCCGGAACATGTAGTTGATGGTGGCGTTGGTCCGGTCGTAGTCTGTCGCCGCCATCACCGCCATGGGAATGGCTTCCTTGTACTCGCCCGCCGTGCCATTCAAGACCAGACCGTTGGACGCGGTGCCGATCATGGCCGCGTTCCAGGCGTCAGCGGTCACCGAGTCGACGGACCAGTACATCTGATACTTGACGTTTTCGCCCGACACGTACTCGGCCAGGGGGATGGCGTCCTCCAGGTCGATGGCCGCGCCGAACGATGCCGAGCCGAACGAGTCGGTCACGTTCTCCGCAGCGCGGAACGCCTCGAGGGGCGTCATCGCTACCGAGCCGGGTGAGCTGATCGCCTGGGCACCTTGCAGCGCCAGCATGGCGCCCACGTCCGCGCCCGTGGCCGGCGATACCACGATCGCGCCGGGTCCAGCAACGGCCGACTCGACCATGAAGGCACCAGCGAGCGCCGAGTAGGAGACGGTCGCCGCCGTACCCGACGCCGCGGTGGCAGCCGTCGCGATGGCCGCCGTTACCAACTGGGCGACGTTCGTGAAGCTCGTAGCGCCCGAAAGATCGAGGCCGGTCAGCGCATAAGCGAACTCTCCCACCTTGATGTTCATCGCACCGGCGGTGACCGCCTGGAAGTCAGCCAGGCTGGCCGAGATGCGGAAGCCGTACAGGCGCCCCGGCCGCGCCATATCGGGATAGGCTGCGAACTGCAGTTCGGGAGCCTGGGACGCGGGCGCCGGGCTGACGTAGGAGAAGTATTGTCGTGCGAAGGCCGCCTCGGGGGAGTCCGAGCCGAAGTAGTCATCCGCGCCGCCAGGGCGGACGGAGACGATCTGCCCGACCGGGACGCGCGGATCGGTGGTGAAGCGCCGGCCGGTGAGCTGTTGCTGAGCGACGGCATTGGCGCCGATCACCGCGCTGATGATCCGGACATAGCGAGTCATCTTGATGGACATGTCATTTCCTCAAATGCGATGGATGCCCGACACAACCTGCTCGATGTGCGCCGTGGCCTGGGTGATACTGCGGTGGTGGGTGAAGATGACCGTGAAGTTCGGGTTGAATTCAAAGTTGTCGCGATCATTGACGAAGGACGGCATAACAATGTCGGTCGCGCGCTGAACACCAATCCCGGCAGCCGTCATCGCCTCGGTGAAGCGCATCGACTGGACAACGCCGCGCACGACGGCCAACACGTCAGACGCCAGGAGCTGTATCGGGGCCGTTACGTCGTCTTCGACGAACGCCTGAAACTGATACATCGACTCGTTGATCTGCGATTCCGTCGCGGTCAGCGCCTGGCCGTCTTCCTGATACTTGCGCGACTGCCAGCCACGCTTTCCCCGGTTGACCGGGAAGAAGTAGATGCCGTCGTCCACTCGCCCCTGCTTGGATGCCTGAAACGCCGCCATGATCGGCAGATCGACGCCCTGCTCGGCCAGCAGGGTCAGCAGCGCGCCGCGGATGGTCGCCTCGAGCTGCTTCTGTTTCATGCTGGCCCCACGTCAACGCACAAGATGCCGCGCCAGCCATCCTGCGTGTACCAGTCGGCGCCACCCACGACGTCATGGCGCCGGCCGCCGTAGATCAACTGGTCCGGCGCCGCGCCCCGCTGCACGTTTTCGATAGAGTGCGACGTGTACAGGTTGTGGTAGCGTTTGGCCGTGTCCAGGCCCAGATCGCGGATTGTCGACTCGCCCACCGGCTGCCAGGAACCCTGGAGCGGCTGCGGCGCATCGTACTCGTTGACCCATTGACCGCGCTCGTTCTGCGTGCGGGCCTTGAACTTGAGCCAAACGGGCGCCTGTTGTGCGATCACGCCGGCGGCGATGCTGAGCAGGTTGATTCCTGGAATCACGATTTATCCTCCACCACGTGCGTTACCGCCTGGATCATCTGCCCGGTGTCGACCAGGGGCTTTTTGGACACCCCCGGCGTCTTCTTCCGAGCCTGTCGGGCCTGCAACGTCGACTTCTTCAGGGGCGGACTGGTCACCCGTGAAATGGTGCGTGCAATGTCCCCGGCCGAGCGCGCGCCCAGGGCCTCGAAGGCCTGAACCACGTCCACCTTGCCATCGATCGCGCCGCGCACCGCGCCGGCTATCTGGCGGCCCCAGTCCGACTTCTTCTGCTCGGCCGTGGGCCGCATGAACGGCCGGGCCGGGATGTTCCCCTGCGGGTAGCCGAATTCCTGGATGGCCGCCACGTACGCGATCGGCGTACCGTCCGGGTATTTGGATTCAGGGAAGAATCCGACCCGGATTTGCTTAGCGCCCACGTTCGTGAGCGCGGCCTGGATTTTCTCCGTGCCACCTTTGCGGACCACCTTCATCGGAATCTCCCGCCCCGAATGGACAGGCCGCCCACATTACGGAACGCCGCACGCTCGGGCAGCCCCCCCACGTACAGACCACCCGCCGCACAGCTCTTGGACAGCGCCAAGAACTGCTGGCCGTAGGGCGTCAGGTTCAGCCAGTGGGACCACGATTCGGTCGCGGGCGGCGCCTGGAACGACACGCTGACCTTGTCGATGGTGGCGGACGCCAAGGCGCCGGGCGCGCCGCCATTGCCCGACTCGGCGTTCAGCCGGAGTTGCAGCAGGTGCGCCGTTATCAGCATCCATAGCTGCTCATTGCACTGACAACCGCGCCCGCTGGTGTAGCACTGCGCCCATTCCGCCACCGCCAGCACCACGTCATCCGGGACGGCGTTGAACATGGGGAACAAGATCCGGAACTTCGCCAGCGGGAAGTCCATGTCAGCCCTCGGCGCTCTGGACCCGGGCGCCGCCGGCGTTGCGCTTCTTGGCCGTGGCCGGCGTGTCCTGGGCGGACTTGTCGGCACCCGCGAGCTCGCGCGCGGCGAACGCTTCGGCGTCCTCGCGGTCGTGGCTGGCTGCGACGAAGCCGTTCTTGGCATGCGCCTTGAACACGATGTTCTCCTGCAGCAGGTTGAACTCGTCTTCGGAGATGGCGGTGGCCATGCCCTTGGGCGTCACCAACTGCTTGTTGGCGACGTTGGCCTTGCCGGTGATCAGCACCGAGCGGCCATCCTTGAGCTGGTAGCGCTGGTCATTGCTGAGCGTGCTGTAGATATAGATGCGGTCCATTTCAACTCCGGAAATGAAAAGGGCCGGGTTTCCCCGGCCCTCGTTCGATGGGCGCCTATCAGGAGGCGCTGATGGTCTTGCGCGCGAAGGCCCAGGGGCGCAGAACGAAGATGCCCGCCGTGGCGTTGATGGCGTCTTCGATGTAGCCCTTGATGCGGTTCTCGCTGCCCAGGACCTGGTAGCGCACCGGCACCGCCTGGATCAGGCTGGCGCTGGTGATGTCCGAGTCGTCCTGCTCGGCCGCGTTCTCGACGAACAGGTACGCCACGTCCAGGCCGCCGTTGGCGTCCTTGAATTCAGCGGTCGACACCACGCGCGTGTTCGGGAAGTTCTCGTTCAGCCATTGGCGGAACGTCATGCCCGAGGCCGCGGGGCTGTATACGCTGAAGATCGACCGGTAGCCAGTGGGCAGCACCAGGACCAGCTTGGACGAGTCCTTGAGCTCGCCACCCATTTGGGTTTCGAGCTGGTTGTACATGCCCGTGAACTCGGCGACCAATTGGTCAAAGTTCGCGGTGAGCCAGGGCGTGGTGGCCGAGACGAAGGCAGGCAGGCTGGGATCGTTCAGCAGGCCGTACACGTTCGTGTCGGGCTGGTTGAAGCCGTAGAAGCCGACCTGGTTGCGGCTGATGTCCAGCGACTCGGTCGCGGCGCGGCGCTTTTCGTCCGCCGCCTGGTAGCCGATGGCAGCCTGGCGGGCGTCTTCCAGCTTGCCCACCTGGAAGCCCTGTTCGAAGCGCACGATGCCGCGCGATTCGATGGACTGGCGGTAGTCGGCCAGCGGAATGTTGGTCGTGTCGCCGTACAGCTCGGCTTTGGCGGCCGGCTCGGCCACGCGCAGGCTGATCAGCTCGTCTTCCCAGCGGCCCACAGTGGTGATGCCCGCGATCTCGTCGATATTGCGCACCTGGGTGACAACGCGCAGCGTGCCCGGCAGCCAGGTTTGCAGCATGTGCGACAGCATGGCGCCGTTGGTGACGGCCGGACCGGTCAGGGCCGAGTCCATCGCGCGCAGGCCGACGCCCAGATTGTCCAGGTCCTCGAAACCGATCTTGGCGTCTTTGCCGACCTTCACCGCACCGCGCTCGACGGCCAGGCGGCCATTCATGTGCATGTGCACCTTGGATTGAGTTTTTGCCATGGTAGTTCCTTGTATCAGGGCGTGACCGGCGGGGTCGGCAGCTTCACCAGACCGTTCAGAGCGATCACCGCCAGGCGCGGCGTCTCGGCGCTGGGTTCGTGGCGGGCGATGTGCGCGCCCGGAATGACGGTGCCGGCTTCGCCTGCGGAGATGACGCCAGTGGTCGCGTTGTACGACACCGGGTCGCCGATATTGCCATCGTTGCCCAGTTGGACGTAGACCTCGCCCATGGTCAGGAATTCGCCGACCGTGGCGTTGCGCGCATACTCGACGTCGATCGCGTAGGCCTTCGGGTTGATCAGGATGCCGGCGAAGGCGCCGGCGCCGCCGACTTCGACGTCGTCGGTGCCAGCCTTGTACGTGAAGGCGCGGCCGAAGACGTTGTTCGATTCGGTGGTCGAGTCGATCACAGCCGATGCGGCGCGGGTGGGGCCGTCATGGCTGATGTTGCCCGGGATACCGGACAGCAGATGGGTTCGTGCGGTGTTCGGGATCATTTCTTTTCGCTCCAGAGCTTGGCGGCCGTGTCCTCGGCGCGCACCGTTTTGGAATCGCTGACGATCTTGTCGGCGTCGGATTTGGCGGCCTGCAGATAGCCATCCAGCACGGCCAGCTCGGCGCCGTCCTGCGCCTTCAGGCCCAGCTTCTTGACCGCGTACTTGGCGACGTGGTCGGCCGACACCAGCAGCGCGCTGTCGAAGGCGCCGATGAAGGGAGTCACGCGCTTGACCAGCGCATCGCGCTCGGCGAGCTGCCGTACCACAGCCGAGGCGTCATTCGCCTTCACCTGGGCCTGCAAGCCCTTGATCAGGCCAGATACCTGCGCGTCGGCGGCACGGGCGGCGATCTTGTTCTTGACGGCGCCCAGCTTGGCCATGGCAGCGTCCAGTGCCTTGCGGCTGTCAGCAGTCGGCGCGGCCTTCACTTCTTCGGCGGCCGCCTCGACTTCCTCGAGCGCGGTCTGCACTTCCTCGATGGCAGCCTGTGCCGATTCGACGGCGCTGGCGGCTTCTTCGGCGGCGCTGGCGGTCTGTTCGACGGCGGCCTTGGCTTCCGGCGTCACCGCGGCCGGCGCGGCGGGATCCGCCGGCGGGTCAGCATCAGCGCCGGGTTTCTTCTCGGGGTCGTTGTCCGAGCCAGCGGCGGCGGCTTTGTCCGCCAGCACCTGCTCGATCAACGCCCGAATCTGTTCGAGGATTTCGGGGGTCAATTCCATTTTGATGAACTCCGCTGAGTCGTAGGTAATGGTGAGGCAGTCTTGCACAGCCACGTCCGGACCCGTCCTGCCCTCTTTAACGGATGCCAGATGATTGAAGCGAATGTCGCGCTGGATGGCGTCATACCGCTTGCCATCGAACACGCCTTCGCGGAATTCGTACTTGCAGCGGTAGCTGGGCGAAAGCTCCACCTTGCCGCGGTCGATCAGGTTCTGCATGAATCCGGAGTACGCCCGGATGCTGTTGCGTATATACGGGTAGTCGAATCGCGCTGTCTCGCCCGTGGTGCCCTGCACGCCTTTCTTCTCGGGCGGCGTCCCGTCCTTTCCCAGGAACTCATGCTCGTCGATCCAGGGCACCAGATTGGCCGACGCGATGGTCTCGGGCTTCTCCAGCTCCTCCTGCGGCCGGTACACCTGGTAGATGCGGTCAGGATCTGGCGCACCGATCTCGCGGCCCAGGTACGGAAACACCCCAACCTTCGTGATCGGGTTGTCCCGCACCAGCAGGTAGCCGTTGACGTCAGTTTGTCGCTTGCTCATCGAGGTATTGGGTAAAGTCGATCACCGGGCGCATGCGGCACCGGCAGTTGATCAATTCGCCAGGGAATCCTCTCTGGCCCTTGTGCTTCCCACGGTCTTCGATCACGGGCGGGTTGTCCATATCGAAGATCTCGCCGTCGTACTTGAGGTGCAACTCGCGCGGCTCGGCGCCGCCACCGCTGTGGATCCATTCGAACTGCTTGACGCCGGCCGCCTTCATCCGCTCTTCGTTCATGGCCGAGGTGATCTTGCGCGTCTGGTCCACGGCGATCAGCTTGGCGCGGTTCCGGGTGACCTGGTTCAGGCTTTGGATTTCGTCGAAGATCTGGCCGGCGCCCTGCCCCCCGGACTGGATGGACCGCAGCACGATGCCCTGAATCCGCTCCTGGAACTGCGCCGGGATGCTCTTGATCAGCGCGACGTTCTCGGCGGTGCTGGCCAGGACCTTGTCATAGAGCGCAGCTGGCATCTGGAAAGTCTTGATAGTCAGGCCGCCCGACATGTCCCTCAGCGAAGCTCCCAGGTTCTGCTTCGAGAACTTGTCCACCTGGCCGATTGTGCGATTCGCCAGCGGGCCCGCCTTCTCGGCAAAGACCTTGGCCCACTTGCGCCCCAGATCGGCCAGGATGCGCCGCGCTTGGGTGGTCACGCTCTCGTCCTGGGTGACCTCGGGGTTGGCCTTGTACAGGCCCCGCAGAGCCTTGTCGTACTCGGCCAGCATGCCGTCAATCATCGACGCCAGGCTCGCCCGGTAGCGCCCTTCAACTGCTACCGGGTAGGCCAGTGGCGCGCCCTTGAACTGGGTTGCTTGCTGCTGCTGCCCCCAGGCCTGGCGCCGCTTCGTTACCATTTTCTTGGCCATCAACGAACTCGGCTTCTTCGATGTTGTGGTAATCGCCCTCGCGGTCCTCGCGCAGACGGTTGCGAATGTCCTCGGCGTCGATGGCGCCGGTGTTGAACAGCGCCGCGTCCCGGTCGGCCTTGATCTTGTCGATCTCGGCCCATTCCTTGGCGGTCGGGCTGTCGACCGGCAGCCACTGAATGGCGATTTCCGCCGGCAGCGCTATGCCCTCGGACTTGGCCAGGAGCTGGTAGTGCGTCTCCAGCAGCGGGGTCATGTCGTTGGTCTGGATGCTCTCCAGATGCTCGCGGTACACCGAGCGCTCATAGTCGCCGCTGGCGTTGAACCCCTTCGGCTGGGTGCCCAGCAGTTTGGTCGCCGGCACCTCGGCCACCGATGCAGCCAACTGGTACTGGGTCATGATGACGGTATCCACGTCGGCCAGCGCGGTGTCGAATTGCTGGATGGTCTCGTCTGCACCACCGACGCGAACGCCGTAGTTGTCGCGGAAGTCCACCCACTTCGCAAGGTTCTTCTCCAGCTCTTCCCGGTTGCCCAGCGCTGCGTCACCGACACCGATCGACGTCAGACGCTTGGTCATCAGCAACTGTGGGCCCTCGTTGGCGCTGCGCTCGGAGCAATACGCCCGCTCCATGATGCGCTGCGGCACGCTGACGCCCAGATACCGGTAGTGCGGCTTCAGGTAGTCCGGCACCGGGTACGGCACGAAGATGCGCAGGTGCGACTTGTGATACAGCCGGTCCTTGATGCGCCAGAACGTCGGCTCGTAGTAGCTCTGGCTGGCCGGGTCGTTCAGGTTGTCCTCAGTCAATACCGGCGTCAACCAGTTCGGGTCGATCTGGGACATGCCGCGATAAGTCCCGGGCTGGACGCCGTCCAGATTGAACGGCGCCTTGTAATACTCCTCGGGGTTGGCCGCCTGGACGTCGAACAGCACGATGCGGCCGCCGTAGACCCGGCCGAAGTGAACCAGCTCGCGCAGATGGCGCTTGACCGCATACTTCTTGTCGCTGGCCATCAGGCGCGCCGCGATCTCGTCCGAGCCGCACATCAGCAGGTAGCCATTGCGCACCGCATCGCGCGCCGGCATGTTGCAGGCCTTGTCGATCAGCCAGTTGGTGGCCAGCATGGCGCAGGCCTGGTAGCCAATGAACATGGCGCCCGCAGCGTAGAAGCCAAGCTGCGCCTCATTGACCGGCGTGAAGCTGGCCATCTTGGGCGTCGGGCGCTCCCCGATGTAGCCGTTGTCGGCTGCGACGGTCGGCGCGCCCTGGGGCTGCTCGAATACCGGGAACTCGAAGGCCGGCCGAACCTTCTCGCCCAGCGGGTGGGTCGAGAACAGGCCGGCACGGCGGCGCGGCGCTGGGGGGGCGCCCGTGGGCTTGCCGCCGTCAGGCTGGTGGCCACGTCCGAACAGGGTACGAAGGAAGTTCATCCGAAGAATCCGCGTTTCGTTGATATCAGCTCGTTGAAGGCGCGCGACGCCGCGTCCACCTGGTCATCGAAGCGTCCGCGAGGAAAGGGCCGTAGTTCATCGCGGAATGGCGCGTTCCAGGCGCCGCGCAGCATCACGACGTTTCCGACGTTGACCTGGGCGGCAAAAGCCTCCGCGCGCGTTTCCTTGCTGCCTGATTCGGGCGAGGAATGCACGCGGTACCCGGCCAACGCCTTCGTCAGGTACAGGATTTGCGACTTGCCCGCCTGCCCTGGGTCCTGCGGGATGCTTATCTTCGTACTCCGGCCATCGGCCTGCGCGGTGTTGATCAGCGCCTGATCCCGTACGTCCGGGGTCTCACGCATGCGTAGCACGTCGGCGATCACAAACCGCCCATCAGCCATCCGCCCGAGCTTCAAGCCGACGGTCCAGTCGCCATCCTTTGTTCCGGCAAAGTCCCAGCCCCGCACCCAGTCGATGCGGCCGGCAGGCAGCGCGTCGATCGTGCCGATCTGGTCAGGACGGAACATATCGCCCAGCCCCGGCGTCGGCAGCTGCTGATACAGCGACGACCAGGTGCGCGAGTTGCTTTCGAACTGCGCCCAGTGCTGGCGATCGAACCATTCCGGCCAGAGGTATTCGCCCCTGGCGCGCCCGAGCGGGTCGCTGTCGACCTCGCAGCGCGCCTGGATACACAGCACCTCCCAGTCGTTGCCGTCCTTGCAGCGGATCAGGCCGCTTTCGCCCTTCCAGTCATCCGGCAGGATGCGGCCGGCCGGGTCGTCCTCGTGCCACCGAGTGGTGATCAGGACAATCCAGCCGCCCGGGATCAGGCGCGTCTTCAGGTCGTCTTCATAGGCGTCCCAGGTCTTGTTCCGGATCGTCTCCGAATTCGCCTGCTCGCGGCCCTTGATCGGATCGTCAATGATGATGCCGTGCGCGCGGTTGCCGGTGATGCCGGACAGGATGCCGCAGGCCATGTACTCGCTGCCGTTGGACAGCGCAAATTCCTGGGCGGCGTTCGAATCCGACACCAGCGCCGCGCCCCAGATATTCCGGTACCGCGGCTGCTTGATGATCGAGCGCGTGCGGCGCCCCATCTTGCGGGCCAGGTCGTCACCGTAGCTGGCCAGGATCACCCGGCGGCCGGGCGTGGCGCCCAGGTACTTCGAAGGGAAGACCACTGACGCATACGTCGATTTAGCGCTGCCCGGCGGCATGCAGACGATCATCCGGCCGTGCCGGCGCTGGCTGGTCTCTTCCAGCTTGGCCAGCAGCAGCCTGTGATGCACTGCCATGGTGGTCTCGATCGGCTCGAAAAACTCGGCGTCCGGGTCTTCCTCGTCCACCGGCCGTCCTGGCACCTCGATCGCGTTGGCGTACTGGAGGATGTCAACCCTCGCCCGCCTCCGGATCAGCAGTTCCCGGGCCGCTTCCTGTCGCGAGGGCAAGTAGCTCTTCGTCGGTGAGGTCATCGGCCTTCCGCGGCGGCGTGTTCAGGTTGATCTGTTGCGGTACTGGCAGAATGCCGTAGGCCTCGCGCTCCAGGGCGATCAGCACCTTGAGCGTTTCGGCCAGCTTCTTGAGCCCGTCAATGCGGGACGCCATGGAAATGGCGCGGTTGTAGACCGTCTCGCGCTTTCCCTGGGCGCCGTCTTCGTCACTGCGCAGGAACTCGGCCAGGTCGCGGAACAGTTCGGGGTGGCCGGTCTCGGCCTCCAGTTCCACCAGCATGGCCTCGGTGGCCTCGCGCATCCGGCGGATGGTCGACTTGTGCTTGAGCTTGACGTCGGCCAGCGCCTGGGCGCCGATGGCGATCTCTTCCTTGACCCGGTGCGCACTCGATTCACTGCGGGCCGTGGACTGCGTACTTAGCCTGCGTACCTCCTCCCTGCGCACCAGCTCGTCCGCCTTGGCCTGGACTCTGGCGTTCAGGTCGCGGGGCCACTCGTCGCGCTTGGCGCGCTTGCGGATGGCCCCCTCGGTGATGCCGTGCAGGGTGGCGAGTTCGCGCAAGGACATGACGCCCGCGCGGTAGCCCGCCTCGATGCGCTCCCAGTCGGGTGGCGCCTTCTTGGGCTGTGTCATTCGGTTCTCGGTGTGGTTGCCCCCATCCGACTACCCGCCGCGGCGGGCTGGGCGCGGCGGTTCTCGTCGTGCTGGCCGCCGGCGACAAGACCGGAAAGAAGTGCCCCGCGCATTTGCCCCTGCGCGGGCGCCAGGCCAGCTGAGGCGACTCATGGGGGTGTCAGTGCTTCAGTTCACCGTCGATGGCGATCATGAAGCCGGGGTGTTCGAACTCTGGGTTGATGGCCTGCGCGCACTCAACCGCGACAGACCACACCCAGTCAGCAGCATCCAGCAGCCATTCGGGCCACCAGTTGCGCACCGCCACGCGCGGGGCGTCGCCATACGGATCGCCCAGATAAACCGGAACGATTTTGTACATCCGGCCGTAGTGCGTGTAATCGGCCGCCAACTGCTCGGCGGTCAGGCGTCCGAAGATGGCCATGCTGATCCTTGAAGGTTGTGGGTCCCACCCCTTGGCGCACGTGGGTGTGCGCTGGTTGGACCGATAGGGGCTTAACGGGCGGCGCCGGTCGGAGCCAGCGTTACGGGGCTATCCCCGAGTGCAGCATTGGCCTCTGGCGGGCTGCTGTCTGGTCGATTGCGGCGGCTGTTCCCACAGAGCAGAGGCCGGAGCATGACGTCTGCCAGCCGGTGCCCATGCGGCCCGGCGGACGGTTCTCTCTGGCCCCTGCTCTCTGGAAACAAAAGGTGCAGATGCACCAATGTCGTCAGCTCGATCACGTTCAGACGACGACGCCCGCAATGCAAAAAGCCCCGGCCATTGGCTCGGGGCTTTTCTTCCGGAAACGCGACATCCGCCTACGGGCATCAGTCTCGTCGTTAGACGGTAGTCATCACGGATTGAGGGGGATTATGCACCCGGGAAACGAACTTGGCAACATAAGACTCGAATTCGCAGACAGCCCGAACCAGAATGTCGTCGAATTCCCGCACCCGCATCCCCTGCATCCGGCAAATGATGGCCGGCGGCTGCCGCAGAACGTAGTAGGACCGCAACAGCGCTGTTTCTCGCGGCAGGCCTCGGTATCCCGCTGCCGTGCGCCAGCAAGCCTCGATCAGCTCCGCATCCGCCTCGTCCTTCTCCGATCGCGGCTGCTCGCTGTCCTCGCCACGCGGTAGCTTGCCCGCCCTGCGGGCCAGTTCCTGGCACACCTGATACGTGGGCGAGACCGAGAACGATGGCCGGTCTCGCATGACGGCTCCCCAGTTCTCAAGCCGTTCGTGAAAGTCGGCCGGCAGGCGATCCAGCAGCAGTTTCGGCGTCTTCATGGCGCTGTGCGCTCCTCGTACTTCGAACAACGTTGGCCGACCTCCTCGCCCAGGGCGCAGCGCAGGACGCGCCGGCCGCCGAAGGGGTTGGGGACGACGCGGATTTCTTTGCAGCCCGCGCATGTGCGCGGCGCCTGGGATGGCTCCTGGCGCATCTCCAGCACGATCGCGGGGTCCTGCATCTCGGATTGGCTCATCCAGGTCATGGGGGTTACTCCTTGGCGGACGCGGGCGCCGCGATCTGGGGGGTGACGTCCGCCCAGTGGTAGACGACGGAATTGCGCGCGTGCTGGGTAACGCGGACATAGCCGCCCTCACGCAGGGTTTCCAGCAGCCGCAGAATGGCCTGGCGCATTGCGTTGCGCTCGCGCCTGGTCAGCGTGCGGCCGGCGGCGGCAGCCTGGACCAAATGGGCCATGCGGTGCGCGCGCGGTGGGTGGGATTGAAGGAGATCCATCACTTCGGCGGCGTGCTTCATGCGGCGGACTCCTGCATGGCGCCAGGGATGCGGCTGACGGCGTGAATCAGCGGATGCTGCGCGGAGGCCGCGCGCTCGGCAGCGGCGCGCAACCAGCGGTCGGGCCGGTATTCCGGCGCGTGCAGCGCGTCGTGCTGACGGCTGGGCGTCGGCTGGCCCTCGGGCATGCTGGCGAATCGCTGCATGTAGCCCACGGACTCACCGCGCCCAGGCCGGGCCCAGCCGGTGATCCGGTGGATGGCGGCGACCACGTCGAAGTCGCGCACGGTCTTCTTCGGGAACTTGTAGCCCTGCCGGCGCAGCTTGCGCGCGCAGGCGTTGCGCGCCTTGCGGGCCTGGGCGATCTGCTCGTTGGTTCGGCTCATGGCTTGCGCTCCTGCGCGACGGCGCCAAAGAGGTCGGTCTGCGGCTGCTCGACGGCCAGCGGCGTGACGACCGCCACCAGCCGCGCGCCGAATTCGTCCGGCTCCGCCCGGCGGGCGCTGATCTCGCGCACCCAGGCGTCATCCTGGAAGACCACGTCCTTCAGACTGTCCAGCACCACCTTCTGCGCGTTGTCCAGGTCCAGGCACTGCACGGTGTCATCCCAGGCCGCGCCTTCCTTGCGCATGCGCTTCTGCCAGTCCTGCGGCCGGTTCGGGTACAGCGTGAACTCGACCCGCACCCGGCCGGCGATCGGCTTGCGCACGCCCGCCACCAGCGCCAGCCTCTGCACCTGGGCCTTGTAGGCCTTGGCCTCGGGCGTGACGTAGGTGCTGGTGAATGCCGGCTTGCCGCGCGGCGTGACCGTACGACTGGCCCAGTAGCGGTTCGCGCTGATCGGGTACGGCAGGATCAGGCGAACAGACGGCGAAACGGGCGCGCGCGCGAAGCTGTCCGGTTTGACGATTTCGTCAAGTTGGCAAACTGAGCACCCGTCGCAGCCGCGGGCAGCGCATTGCATCGCGGTCCTGGCCAGCGTGCCAGCCATCGGGTCGTAGGCGTCCGTGAGGTTCTGTGTGGGCTTCAAGCTTCAACTCCTGCGCGGCGGTGCAGCACGTGGCGCATCTTGTCGGCGAACTCCTCGCACTGGGCGCGGGTGCCGACGATGACGGGGATGTAATCGGTCTTGGCGTTGCAGGCGAACGAGGCCTGGTTCTTCTCCAGCGCGCTGGCGAGCGGCTGGATGTGGAACAGGCCCTGGCGCTGCGACCATTCGAGGGTGTGCAGGTGGTCCATCAGTCTCTCAAGCCTCCGGAATAGATCGGCTTTTGCGGGCGCCCGAACTCCCAGCCGGCGGCGAGATTCTCGAACCGGCTTTCGTGGGCGATGAAGGAAAGGCCGACGCGCCCGGGATGCCCCTGGCGGTTCAGGCCAACGTTGACTTCGCAGATGCCCCGGTCAGTGGTGGCCTCGTTGTAGACCTCGTCCCGGTACAGGAAGAGCGCGGCGTCGCAGTCCTGCTCGATGGCGCCGGAATCGCGCAGGTCGGACGCCATCGGGCGCTTGTTCGGCCTGGCCTCGACGTTGCGATTCAGCTGCGACAGCACCATGATCCCTATGCCCATGGACATGGCCATGCCCTTCAGGCCGCGCGTGATCTGCTCGATCTGCGCGTTGCGGGTGTCACCGTCGCCTCGCATCAGCTGCAGGTAGTCGATCACCAGCAGGTTCAGGCCGTGCTTGCGCTGCTGCGCGCGGGCGGCGGCGCGCACTTGCGCCAGGGTCATCTCGCCCTGGTTGTGCACGAAGAGACCCAGGGCGGACAGCAGTTCACTCCCGACGGTGGCCCGGGCCCAGTCGTTGCCCTGCATCTTCTTGGCATCCACCAGGTGCGCCAGCGGCATCTTCCCCAGGGCGGCCACGTTGCGCGCGTGCAATTCCTTGCGGCCCATTTCCATCGACAGCACCAGCACCTTGTGCTGATCGGCCACGTTGCGCGCGATGTTCAACGCCAGCGCCGTCTTGCCCATCTTCGGCCGGCCGGCCACGACGATGAGGTTGCCCGGCCGGATGCCGCCGCCCATGTGTTCGTCCAGGTCCGTGAAGCCCGTGGACATGGCCTGCTCCCCTTCCCCGCGGCTGCGGCGGTCCAGGTCGTCCAGGAACTCCTGCATGTCGTCGGCCACGTGCACCGGCTCGTCGCTCTGGCGCTCGGCCAGCATGTCCTGCAGCTCGCCCTGCGCTCGGTCGATGATGTCGATCACTGGCGTGGCCAGCTCCGTGGCGGCAGCCTGGGCCATCAGGTCGCCGAGCTGCGCCAACTGCCGGCGACGGCTGCGCTCGATCACCACGTTCACGTAGTGCTCGACGTTCGCGCCGAAAAACGTGGTCAGCAGGCTGCTCAGGTAGGCCAGATCCGCGTGTTCAGGATCGTGCGCCACCAGGCGGTCGTACACGGCCAGGCTGTCGGGCTCGATACCGCCCGCGACCAGCGCTTCGATCTGCCGGAAGATCGCCTGGTGGCGTGCGGCGTAGAAGTGCTCGGCGCGCAGCGGCCCGATGCGATCGAAGTGGCTGGCGCTCGCCAGCAGGCAGCTCAGCAGTTGCTGCTCGGCTTCCAGGCCGGCCAGAGGGTGCGGGGCGTTCATGCGGCCTCCCGGGTCTGCTGGGCCATCTGCGCCTGCAGGCCAACCGTCGTCAGCTCGTAGACGATGCCATCACCCTGCGGCTTGGCGTACCAGAGACGGTAGAAGTTGCCCTCGACGAAGTTCTGGAAATGCCGGCGCCACAGAGCTTGCTGCTTGCGCTCACGCTTGCCGCCAGGCCCAAAGTCCCGTTTGAACTCGGCCCAGGCCAGATTCACGAACTCCACCGGCAGCTTCGCCTCGGCGATGTAGTGCTGCAACGGCTCGTAGCCACCGATGGGCCGATCACCTGTCTCCCGGCAACGGTCCAGGAAGGTTTTCAGGGTCATGCGCTCGGACTTCACCCGGGCCTTCTTTTCGGTCAAAGTCCCGGCGCTCCCCCCGGCCACGGGGGGTGGGGGGGGATTATCTTTTCCCGAAGGAGAAGAAGAAGATGAAGAAGAAGAGCCGTCACCAAAGGGGGGCTTTGGTGAATCCTTGGGTGGATGCTTGGGTGCTGCCTTGGATGCTGCATCATTGCCCTCACCAAAGCGCGAACCTTCGCCACGAATGGTGCGGACATACTCGTCTTTCACCATGCGGCTGGAATACCAGATCGGGCCATCTTGAGGGGTGACAAGGGTGACGGGTTCGCCATCCTTGCGGCCACTGCGCGGGGTGTAGACGAAGGGCTCGGCGAGCACCTTGTCGTCGCCCTTGAGGACGCCCTTGGAAACCAGGCCCTTCACCAGAGCCACCGGGCAGCCGGCCGCCTGCGCGATCTCCTTCATGGGCCAACGCAGAACGCCGTACTCTTCCTGGTCGTGCATGAGGCACATGATGTCCAGCCAGGCGCCCTTCTCGGCATGCGTGCAGCGGCGCAAATTGCTGTTCCCGGTCCAGTCGCCGGGGTAGAACTGGAATGACGGGCGCTTCATGCCGCCTCCTTGAACTTGTCGCCGTTCGCGGCCAGCTTCTGGGCGCGCACCGGCTCCCAGCGCGTGTACCCCCAGTCCCAGGTGGCACGCTTGACCTCGCGGTCGATGCCGCTCTGGTCGTAGAGGGTGTGGCAGTGGTAGCAGGCGGGAACGGTGAAACGGTCGGGCACCTTCAGGCCGGTGCCCTTCCCTTGGTTTTGATGGGCGGGAACGACCGTGGGGTCGCCCTCGTAGCTGCAGCAGCCGGCGAATTGCAGGTAGCAGCGCTCGCCGCGGCAGGCGGCCAGGTACTTCGGTTCGTGGCCGGCGCGCTTCTTCGGCGCGCGGCGCTTGAATGTGGACCTCGACAGGGGTGTCGAGCCCCGCGCCATCGGCGTCTTGCGCTTGAGTTCGGAGCGGCGCAGCATCAGCGGGCCTCTCGCGTCCGGAACTCGACGCCCAGCTCGGCGCCGGCGGCCTCGACCTGGGTCAGGTACTGGGCCATGCCCTTGACGGTCAGCATGGTGGTGCTGCCCACCAGCGCGCGGTCGCCGCGCGGGGTGATCTGCCACTTCACGTAGCCATCGAGACACAGCTCGGGGTCGAACTCCTCGGGCAGGAATTCGCGCTTGAAATGCTCGTGCCAGGCCTCGGCCGTGAAGCGCTTGCCATGCACCCAGGCCTGTTCCGCGATGTCAGCCAGCGGGCCGACCCACATCAGGGCGTTCTGGCTCATCTTGCGCGGCTTGACGCGCTCGCGCACCACCACTTCCAGCGGCTCGTCGGCGTCCAGCGGCAAGTTGGCCAGGAACGTCTGGGCCGCGGCCTGTTGGCTGGCGCCGACCAGCAGGAAGGTGCGGGGGTTGTGCAGGCGCTGGCGCATGGCTATCTCGTCCCGCACTCGCCCATGCCGGCACGCGCGCAATGGCAGCTCGCGCCGATCTTGGCGCCGTAGGCCAGGAAGTCCATGTAGGCGGGCGTGGTGACGACCATGCCCAGCGCCTCGATGGCCGCATCGACCTTTTCGATCGTTACGCCCATCTGGCCGGACAGGAATTTGCTCACCTGGCTGGCATCCCACCCCAGCCGATCGCGCATCAGGCCGCACGTCTTAGGGTTGGTCAGGGCGTTCCGAAACGCCTGCTCCATCGAGGGCTTGGGAACGTGAAATTGCACCGATGCAGGCGCGTTCATTTGCGTTCAACCTTGTTCAAAAAGATATGCATGCATGTGCATGCGGCACCGCGCACACTGGCGGCATGAAAAATCTGACCGAAACCGAAAAGCTGCTGATCACCGCCCAGGACATGGCCCGCCGCACCTTCGTCGACCCGTCCGAAGCGGCCGTCATGGCCATCTTTGAAGAGCTGCGCGCCGAGCGAGACCGCACGGCGTGGGCGACCGACGGCCGCGAAAGCGCGACGGTGCATTGATGTCATGCCGCCCTCGCCTCGTCGGCCAACTCCGGCCAGGTACGCCAGTAGTCTTCGGGACGAAGATCCTGGCGGCGCATCAGGCCGCCAGAAGCCAATTCGAGACCCATGCAGTTTTCCGGCGAAGGCAGGCGACCCTTGTAGCGAGTGCGCCACTGTCGTATCTGCGCGTCGTTCTTGACGTCGTATCCGAGCTCGACCATGCGGGCGCGCAACTGCGCCACGCTGAGAGCGCCAGGGGAAGACAGGTATGAGTTCAGGTCCATACGCGCATACTAGTAGCGTTTGCTACGTTTCGCAAGTAGCAAATGCACCCGTAGCGCATGCTACTGTCCCGCGCATGAATGAGGTTGAGCTAAACGAGTTCAGGATGGGCCGTTTGTCGGCCGCCGTGGACCACGTATCGAAAGGGAACAAGACCGACTTTGGACGCCGACTCGGCTACAAGGACGGGGCATTCGTCCGTCAGATGCTTTCGGGTATTCGACCCGTTACGGAAAAGACCATCTGGGCCATCGAGGCCATGCCCGGCATGAAAGGCTGGTTCGATGTGGAGGGCGCCGACGCCCCAGCCTCGCCTGTCCCTGACGATAGCGACTGGCCGTTTAAGACCATTGCGGCCGCCGACGTGCGCGCCCTGCCCGCTGGTCAGCTCACCGCACTCGAGGGTGCGCTTGCGCTTGCCATCGCACAGCTGAAGATCGGTTTGAACGTCTCCCCGCCTCCCTCGCCGACGCCCGCCGCGGTCATCCCGCTACGGGCACACAAGCCCGGCGGCCTGGTCGATATGGATCATGCGGACGACCCTTTCCCAATGCGCATTGCTGGCCTTCCGCCTGCGCCCTGGGAGGGCGGGCAAACCACGTTTCAGGCCGAACGCAACCCGAAGATCAGGATCAGCACTCAGACCGGTGTCACGGCGAACGCCGGGCCGGGCGAACCGCACGCCGCCAATGACAGATTCGAGAAGGTGCCAGAACTGGCCGAGGTGCGCCTGGCCGCGGGCGATGGCATCGAGAACCACAGCGAAGACCAGACTGGCATGATCCAGTTCCGGCGCTCGTTCCTTAAAGCGGTGGGCGCCGACAATGGAAAAGCGCGGGTGGTGTATGCGAAGGGGGACAGCATGGAGCCGGTCATTCGTGACGGCGCCGCCCTGCTCGTCGTCCCCAACGAAAACCTGACGCTGCAGGACGTGGCCAGCGGCGGCGTCTATGCCATCAACTACGACGGCAAAATGCTGGTCAAGACCGTTACACGAGACAAGCTGACGGGTCGATGGGTCGCGCGCTCATTCAACCCGGCCTACTACGACATCCCTCTGGAAAATGGCACGCCGGTTCGCGTTCTTGGCCAGGTCGTCTGGGCCGGCGCCCGCCTGCGCGACGATGAAGCCGGCCAATGGATGCGCTCGTGACCACTGCTGCCGACCGGTGCTGAATACCCTGAGGGATATATGAAATTTCTGGGGAACGCGACCGCACTTGTGCGGCGTATGCTGGGGACTCCCGCCGCTGAAGGTGTGAGGCACGAGGCGCTGCCCGGCATCCCAGCTAATCGAAAGGCGTTACTTCACCTATCGAACGAATGGCCCGCAGAGGGGGCAGCCAGCCCCCTGTCCTTCACCCTGACCCTTACCGAAGATCAGAACGTAGAAGTTTCCGGACCTGAGGAGCCGAGCACAATCTATGCGCCTCTCCCGGTTTCATGGCCCGCTCCCTCTGAGGAGAGCGTCGCCAAACTGGGATATTTCCCATCCTACGCCGGGATGTCCCCCGACCAGAGGGGCGTCTATCTTTCCTGGCTTCAGGATGTGACTCGCCCAATCGAAGTAGGCTACGTTTTCACGTATTACTACGGGCTCGAACGGCATTTAGTCATGGGCGAGTTTGAACCGGCCGTAGACGAAGTTCTGCTCCTGCGAAAACACCACTCTAACAAGTCCTTCCAATCCTACAGCGGATCGGCGTTACTGCACGCATGCTTGATGCGAGGGCGGTCCGACGTCTTGCAGCTCCTCTACACAGATCACGAGCTCGATTATTTCGGCAACTCGAGTCTCTTGCTGCTACATCAACAGAAGCTCAAATTGTTGCCCGCAATGTTGTTGGCGCTGGGCGATCAAATGGCTGGGGTGAATAGGCGCTACCTCAAGTCAGAAAGAAATTTGTATAGGGAAAACCTGCTGCAGCTTCTGATGGACGAATTCGGAGAGCCCTCCTACGCATTCTGCGACCGCTACGCAATAGAGGCCGTGGACGGAATACCGTACGCAATTTTTGCGAATGTGTCCCTTCCGCCTGAAACGCGAAACCCGAGCCTCCCTAGCCTCATGAATCATCCACCTTTCGTGGAAGAAATGACTGCACTTTTTCACCGCGCACATGAGCGCACAAAAGCCGCCAAGCGGCGCGAGCGCGGATCCGCCAGTCCGGCCTAAAAGCCCCCCTGAATACATGCCCGCCACCCGGCGGGCTTTTTTTCGTCCGTTACAAAAAAGCGTAGCATTTGCTATTGCATCAAAGCGTAGCGTTCGCTACTATCTCTTCAACGCCTCACCACTTGGTGAGCAGCAACAAACCCCCACGGACCCTCAGCCAGCAGTTAGGGCATCGCCTCAAGAGGGAGACGTACCGCCACGAAGTCGGAATGGGGAAGGCGAGCACCACCGCTCTTTAACAAAACGCACAGAGATAGAACAGGCCAATGGCGCGTATGCGCGGCTAGGCCCCGGGCTCACCCTCCGCCCCGGACAGAAGATCGACGAGGACATCAACGACCCAGGCGCGGCGAGAAGTCAGCTGTTTTGCCTGCGGACGATTGATAGGGCAGCGCACTACCTGGAGCCGCGATGAGCGGGAGTAGCCAGGGGTGCGTTGCCCCAGATTTCATCTGAAGCCCCATTCACCGAGTGCTGGGCTTTTCATGAACTAGGAGAACATCTCAATGAATACGGCATTCGTAGTTGGCCAGTACGCCGAGGGCCAAGGCGGGGTCTACATCGGCCAGACGGCCCAGGGGCGCCACCTGTTCGCTGCCGCGGCGCTGCTCGACGGCACGTTCGAATTCGGCGGCTACGGCGACAAGCTGGAAGGCTACTCGGATCTGGATGGCACCGAAAACACCCGCAAGCTGCTGGCGCGCGGCGCTCATCCCGCCGCCGAAGCCGCATCCGAATACACCGCCGACGGCCTCGCCGACTTCTACCTGCCTTCCCATCGCGAGCTGCTACAGGTGGTGGCGGTGGAAGGCTTCAACGGGGATGCTGGCGACGTGTGGACCTCGACGCCCTACGGCTCCAGCCTCGCCTGGGCGGTGGATTTCGAGTACGGCACCGTCTACGACTGGGGCCGCGGCAGCGAGTTCCGGGTTCGTCCTGTCCGCAGCATCATCGCTTGATCAATTCATCCCTTTGCCCCGGCTTGCCGGGGCGCTCTCCCTCTGGCTGCTCAGGCCAGCGCATCCCTACGGCATCCGCCATGCCACAACCCACTCTGCGAAAAAGTGCGTCCCTCCGGCATTGGGGTGCGCTGACTTGAGCATCTACGACTTACGCAGCCCCTCCCGCCCTTCAAGCTTTCCTCGCCATACCGCTGCGTGCGCACAAAGCGTGGCGCGGGGTTGGCCGTGAGGTGTCGGCCTGGGTGCTGCCCTTTCACCAGGAGCAGGCAATGACCCGTCTGACCATTCCAACTGAATGCGGCACTGCCGCTATTGTCCCGCCGCTGACGGATGTGCAGCGCCGCGTGGCGGCCCTGCGCGAAATGGATGCGGAAGTGCACCGCGCGCTGATCCGGAACTTGATAGTCGTTCGTCAGCACGAGGATGACCAACACGCCGTCGAGGCGTTGTACTCCGCGACCGAGGCCAGGCCCGCTGCTAAGCAGGCCTTTGCAATGGCCGTCGCATCTTCCGTTCGCGGCGACGAGCTGGCTGTTGTCGGCGCGCACTTCCGCCAGTGGGCGTTGCTGGCCCAGGGGCATCTAGTTTCCGATCTGGTCGGCCTGTGCGACGACCGCCAACGCGTGATCTTCGGGAGAAAGCAATGATCCTCTTCGTTCTCATCGGCGCCCTCGCGCTGTACGACGCAGTCATCGACTGGCGGGCCGGCAAATGATCCGTCACCTCCTGAGCGACCGCGACAACCGCGTCACCGCCTGCGTCGTCGCCGGCGTGCTGACCGCCCTGCTCTTCGGCTACGGCGAGCGCCAGCAGCGCGACGAGCAAGCCCAATCCACCCTCACCGCCTGCGAAGGCTGCGGCAAGACCGTGGTCGTCGCGAAGGAATGACATGACCGACCTCACCATCAACATCGACGACTACCTGGGCGAAGAAGAGAAGCGCCAGATCGCACGCGATGAATTCCGCGCCGCTTGCGCCGGCCGCTCTGCCGCCGACTTCGAACGCATCCTGAGCAACGCAGCGTATGACCTGGTGCGCAAGGAAGTTGACGACGCCTTCGAAGGCGACATGGTCGCGACGGTCCGCGCCAATGCCCTCCGGGTCATCAGGGAGCTTTCCTCCTTCACCGTCTTCAACCGTCCGAACGCATGGGACACCGAGTCCAGCAAGGGGTGGAAGTACCTGCAAGAGGCCATCGAGGCCGCCAAGCCGGTAATGGCAGAGCGCGTCCTGGCGATCATCGCGGAAATGGACGGCGACGACCTGCGCGGGCGCCTGGACGGCCTGATCGGCGACGTGATCGTGTCGAAGCTGACCGCGCCGGCAGGGGTGGAAGCATGAACGCCATCACCGAAGCCGTGAGCCTGATCGACGCGCCGTGCACGATCGACGGCCAGGACATCGAGGCATACCACCGTGGGCCGGGCATCAGCAAGACGGGCCTGGACCACGTGGCGCGCTCGCCGGCCTTGTTCTACGCCCTGCACCTTGACCCGGCCCGGCCGGCCGAGAAGGAGCGCGCCGGCCAGCTGGAAGGCCAGCTCGCGCACTGCGCCATCCTGGAGCCGGCCGAGTTCGACCGCCGCTATGCGGTGGGCCCGGACGTTTCGCGCGCCACCAAGGCCTGGAAGGAATGGGAAGCGAGCCTGCCGGCCGGTGTGATCGCCATCAAGCCCGACCAGCGCGAGACGGCGCTGCGCCAGGCCGAAAGCGTGCGCCGGCTGCCCGACGTGGCCGAGGCCCTGGCCGCCGGCCGCCCCGAGGTGTCCGCCTACTGGATCGACCCCGACACGGGCGTGCTGTGCCGCTGCCGGCCCGACTGGGTCCACCCGGCCGGCGAGTCCGGCGTGGTGCTGCTGGACGTCAAGACCTACAGCGATGCCAGCCCGGCCGAGTTCGCCCGCCAGATCGCGCGCAAGCGCTACCACGTGCAGGACGCCTTCTACAGCGAGGGTTTCGGCCGCGCCGCCGGCGTCGACGTGCTGGGCTTCGTGTTCGTGGCGGTCGAGACGGAATGGCCGTTCGCCGCCAGCGCCGTGATGCTCGACGAGCCGGGCAAACGCCAGGGCGCGATCGACATGCGCCGCGATCTGGCCACCTACGCGGCGTGCCTGAAGGCCAACGAATGGCCCGGCCACGGCGCCGCCATCCACCAGGTTTCCATGCCCGCTTGGGCGCTCACCAACGAATGACAGGACCAATCATGTCCAACACCACCACCCTCGCGGATCTCAAGAAGACCTCCAAGATGGTCGCGTCCGAGGCCGGCATCGGCCAGGTCAAGGCGTTCATGGAGTCGCAAAAGGCCACGCTCGCCGCGGTGCTGCCGCGCCATGTGAGCCCGGATCGCATGCTCAAGATCGCGCTCGGCGCGCTGCGCACCACGCCCAAACTCATGTATTGCACCGTCGAATCCCTGATGGGCGCCGTCGTGCAGGTATCCCAATTGGGCCTGGAACCGAACACGCCGCTGGGCCATGCCTACCTGATTCCTTTCGACAAGAAGAAGAACGAGAACGGCCGCTGGGTCGTGGAAAAGACCGAAGTGCAGATCGTGCTGGGCTACAAGGGCCTCATCGACCTCGCGCGCCGATCCGGCCAGATCGTAAGCATCGCCGCCCATGCCGTGCACGAGAACGACCACTTCGAATACGCCTACGGCCTGGACGAGAAGCTGGAACACAAACCGGCCATGGGCGATCGTGGCGGAATCATCGCCTTCTACGCGGTGGCGAAGCTGGTTGGCGGTGGCCATGCGTTCGAAGTCATGTCCGACGACGACGTCAAGGCGATCCGCGATTCCTCCCAAGGCTGGAAGCAGGCCAAGCAGTTCAAGAAGACGGAAACCAGCCCCTGGGGCGCGCACTACGCCGAGATGGGCCGCAAGACCGTCCTGCGCCGCCTGTTCAAGTACCTGCCGGTCAGCATCGAGCTGGCCAACGCCGCCGCGCTGGACGAGCTGAACGCCCGCGGCGAATCGCAGGCCCTGGACAACGTACTGGAGGGCGACTACATCACGCCCGCGCCCGGCGATGACGCCGACGACACGCTGGCCGCCGCCGCGCTTGCCTTCGATCCCGCGCCCATCCTGCAGCAGATCACCGACGCCAACACCGTCGACGCGCTCGACCTGGTCGCCGACAGCTTCCGCGACGCGCCGGACGAGCACTACGACGCGCTGAAGAAGGCCTACGACGCCCGCCGCGCCGCGCTCGGCTCGGCCGCCTGACCCTTTCCCAACGTAGCACCCAAGGAGACTGACGAATGTTCAGCCTTGAAAGCCAGAAAGTGACCCTCGCGCACCTGAACGTGCGCCCCGAGAACCACGGCGACGAGAAGGTCGGCGGCGCTGACCTGAAGATCGCTTTCACCGCCAGCAACGGCCACCTGGCCATGTTCCATCCGGTGCTGCGCGACGCGCTGTACCGCCGCGAAGAGACCCCGCCCAATCAGGAAGAGATCTTCGAAGGCAGCCCGGCCGATGCGCTGACCGTGCGCAAGTTCGGCGACCTGATCGGCGCGCTGCGCCTGAAGCACGAATTGAAGGGCGCCGCGGTCGTGATCGGCTTCGGCCTGGGCGGCGCGTCTGACATCAACTTCGAAACCGCCGACGTCGACCACTTCTCGGTCGACCTCCTGGAAGGCGGCAGCGCGCGCTACGGCTTCCGGGTGAAGTGCAACCCCTCGGGCGAGCAGATCAAGCGCCTGTACGAAGTCCTGGGCGGCGAGGTGGACATCACCGTCACGCCCGCCGTCGACAAGCAGGGATCGCTGGGTCTGAACCTGGAGCCGGAAGCGGCGTAA